TATCTCATATAACGAAAAGTCAAAAATTTCGTTTGAGGTATTGAGACCTATTCGGTATGCCACTACGTCTTTCAGAATAGCAATGTCCTTCCAGGCTTCTGCCGGTGACATTCTATTTTTATACGCTGATTTCCAGTATGATACGAATATGGACTTGAGAAAGTAATTTGCCGTTTTTGGACAACGATGCGACAAGTATTCAGTTTGATTTGATATCGAGTTATGATCAAATGATGAAAACTGCCTTAGAATATCATCTATAGATTGATCGGCGGTTACCGTTGGAAAACCCGCACAAAATGTCCGTAGAAACTTGACAAGTAGATACACATACTCAGAAAGTTTATCTTTTCCATGAGTGTAAATGTAGTTTCTGAAGTATTCCTTAGTGCATATCTTTTGGCGGAACGTTACGCTATAGTCCGGAGTGTATTCGAGATTGGATAAAACTGATTTTAGCTCTGACACGTTTCTAAATGTTGCATCAACGTTCCACCGTATTCGTTGTAGGTTCTTTCCACGTCGTTTCACGATCTCATTCTTTGAGAAGTCGTTGATCGCCGATGATACGTTTATGAGTGACAAGTTTTCTAGCCGATCTTTATGAAATGCCTCCCCATCAATCTCAACAATCGTCTCAAGTTCGTCAATATAGAAATCAAACTTCTTCCCATCCAATATATACGGTGACTGAAATGCTATATTTTCAGATTTAAGCTTGTTCTCAAAATCGACTTCCAACGACGATCTTCCGTGCGATTTATTATAGTTTCCGGACTCGAACTTTTCCTTAATCGTTTCGTAATATTGATCCAATGCACGTCGTTTTACATCCTCATTTTTTGCTGGATTGTCAAACCCGTACCGTTTTACATTGGTCTCTTTTATTTTTGCCTTTATAGCCGCCGACTGAAATGGGTTTGCCACACCATACAACTCACGAGATCGAAGTTCGCAACTAATCTTTATTTTACGTTTGGTTTCATCGGTGTGTTTTTTTCGTGGAAATCGGTTCTTCGCAAAATCAGCAAACCACGGTCCAAGTTTATTGGCCTTAAACGTAAGACGTTCACCCGTTTTTAAGCATGTCGGCCGAATGCCTCCATAATAGCACTTTATTATATATTCTTCAAACGAAAGGCCGTGTACCTTCCGTACATGCCAAATCATTAACCGCGATGATGCGAACTTGAGACCGTCCAACTTGCATATTGTAGACTCATCATCGGAAATAGTGATTCGATTTGTTTGCATATGCTGTTATATATCCATCTGATATTTCAGATGACCGCAGTCCCAAATTCGGTCGTACCCAAAGTTTTGCATGTTTTGCCACTCGGTTATGTTAGGGTCGCCGCCAGCCTCGACAATTGATGCCTTTGTGAAATTAAACCGGTGCAAACGTTTAAGCCCACGCCCAATATAAAAGTAATTTGGGGTAGTTTCGCCAACTCTTATAAAACCTATTTTCGTATATAAATTTTCAGACGGTTTAGTCCATCGTCGATCCGCGTAAGTTATTATCTTTGACGGGTGATATGTTTTTTTGTAGTATGATAGAAGTTTTCCAGCCGCGCCAATAACTTGATAATCAGATTTTGTCGCAAATCGGCTAAGTTCCACAAAGCCCGTTCCACCGCCCTTTGACGCATTTGGCTGGGAAAACGTCATTACCGCGACAAGTTCGGTCGATTGATACAAACCAAGTTTTGTCTCAGACCTGTCTTCTCCCTGAATATGATATTTTTCCAAAAAGTTATTCTTATCGTTTGCATCAATCTCCTTGACTATGCACTTTCTCGCATAAATTTTATGTTCTATCGGAACTAAAAATCGTCGTATCTTTTCTTTTACAATGTCTTTCTTATATAGCCACTCATCTGAAAATATTTGTATAAGATGTATTCCCAATTCATTGGCGGCAATCGTTTTACCGATGTGATATTTACTATCCTTTTTACCAATCAATTCCGAGTGATAATAGTTACCATTGTATTCGATTCCGAGCTTCACGTCGGGAAGATATATATCTATTTCTTTTCTGTTTGGCAATACCTTCTGCGTATTTTCCATTAATGGACCGGAATATATTGATCGAATAAAATCCACCACGTCATCTTGTTCTTTACTTCGTGATTTTTCCAAGAAGGGAGATACCGCCTCAAAGCTTTTTTGCTCAAATTGTCGATTTGTTTCTAAGCATAGAAACGCCAATTTTTTCGTATCATCGAACATATCAGTTTCATTGGAAACCAGTTCGATGTTTCGTTTTTTTAGATACTCTTTGTATGTTTCTATATTTTTATACACGCGGAGAAATATAACTTTTCTGGCGTGCCGGGGAGAAACGATTCCAAGTGTCCGTTCTTTATTTAGCCGATCTACCGCAATTTGCCGCATTCGATCCCGCGACTCTTCGGAAAAGTGAAATCCCAACGTAGATCGATTATGTCCAGTAACGTAATCAACTCTATACGGCGGCCGAGATAAAATCTTCGTAGTCGATCCGCATCCGCACTTGCACGTGGGCGGAATACCATTAAAGATATACCGTAATACATACTCAATTGCCGATAGTTTATGAACTCGGTGAACGTAACCATAGAGTTGTTTGGACGTATTAAAATGTTTTCCATCAATCAAGCAAATGAAGTCTCCGGAAATTCCCGCGTCGACCGCATTTTGTTCCGATTTTTTTTTAATATACTCCCCAAACCTCAAGACATAATCGCTTCGGGTTATTCGATGCGTATCACGGAGATGCGCAAACATTCCAACCGACGAGAATTTCTTACCGCACAATTCGCATGTGATCGTTGATACATTTCGTGAGTTGGCCGATTTTATCTGTCTAAACTCACCAAACTTGTTGGCGTATTCATCTGATGTAATTTGGTGTGCAAATTTGAGATGCGATGAAAACGCGTATAATGAGAACTCTTTATTACACAACTCGCATGTTTTCTTTTTTGGCTTATTCGTAACAATTCTCATTTGATATTGCGTAATAGTAACAAGTTGCAATAATATGTCAATACAAAAAAAGAGGTGGCCTTTTGGGCCACCTCTTTTTGTTAGAACCTTTAGGTAAACTTTACCTAAGTCTTAGACTTCGTTGAGGTTACCGATGATAATCTTCCCATAAAATTCTGGGCGAATCATCTTCTTGGCGTAACGGGTCATCACACCACGACGTGGCGTGAAGTTGACTGGATCATACACCAACGGTGTCTGAATGAGCGGAATATATGGTGCATAAACCGCGCCGGTTTCGAGGAAGTTGTTTCCACGGAAACCAACGAGCATCACATTGTCCGTCATGTACGGATTCTTGTAGACCGTCCAGCGGTTGCTGAGCGCGCCGACCTTTGCTACACCCATCGCGAACTTTGCCTGATCACCATCGGTGTTGGTGGTGAAGCCAGGGATAGACTCGATAATGGTAGCAACATCAGGCGAACACACGAGGAAGTTTGCACCACCACGGAGGGTCAACTGATGGATCTTGTTCGAAACCTTCTGAATCTTGTTACCAAGAGTCTGGAACCAGGTGCTCTTAACATACGCCGTACGATTTGAGGCGGTGTCTTGGAACTGGCCGAGGGATCGGTTAAATTCCGATCCGATACGAGCGGACCAGTAGTCGGTTGTGACGGCCGGGGCGTTCGTGATCAACATGTCGAGGATTTCGAGGTCGATTTCCATCGAAACGTACTCCGAAAGGAGAGCGGTTAGCTCAGCCTCGGCGTCGATGGAGTGATAGGCGTTCAAGTCCTGAGCAAGCTCAGGAGTCCAAACAGCCTTGAGCTTACGAGTCTTGGCGACGATAGCCTCGCTCTTGAGCTCCAAGTTGACTTCGGGGATACCGATGTCGGCGTTAAGGCCCTGCGGAGCGATTGGGGTGCCCTTGTCTTCGAAGTCACCGCGGGTAGAGTCAGCCGGCTGAACGTGGTAGGCCACATTAACAGTCGCGGGAACCGCGGAGGCGGACACGGCGAAGGTAACGGTATTGCCAACGGTGCGGGTGAAGGCTGGATAGAAATCAACGATACCGGAACCGGAAATCGTAAAGGCGCGGACGCCGTTATGATCGAAGGTAGTACCGAGGTCGACTGTTACCAACTTGATCTCGTTTGCTGCAACCGAGGCTGAAAGCTCCGGTGTGAAGTTTGCGTCGATCCATGAACCAGATGCAGCGGACGTTGTAACGCCGGTAGCGGTCTGATCATTGATGGTATATCCGAACCGTCCCTGGCCATAGAGACCATTGACGGCGGCATCGGTCGAGCCCAACTTGGTGCTGGTTCCGCCGAACAATGACTGATTCGCGAATGCCGGCTTACCAGCCTGATCGGAACCATACTTAAAGTCCAGATAAAATACGAGGCCGGACGGGAGGTTCATCGGCTGAACCGAAACGAACTCCTTGGCCGCGATCTCAGCGAACACACGACGGACCAACGGAAGAGCCACGCCCGCCCACTGTTCCGAGTTAGCGGAAGTGCCGGTACGAGTCGCCTCGTCGATCAATTGCTTGGCCTGATTTTCGAGAAGGATGGACATGTGGGACTTTTCCATGTCGGTCTTGATTCCTTCGAGAAGGCCGGTCTTATCCCATTTCGTGACGAGGCCGCGGGTCTGAGCCATGAGCTGAGCCATCGGGTTCATCGTCTCGGTGAGTAGTGATTTAACATTAGACATATACTGAATTCTCCTTTAGAGATGTTTGACTGCGTTGTTGATTACTTCTTGATGCCCGCGAGTTTCTGGAAACGGGATGCCATTTCGGCACCTTCCGTAAGAACCTCCGGCGTCTTACTCGGTTTAGTCGAAGCGACAACCTTGGAAGCCAAACCTTCGGTGATAGTCCTGAGGGTAGTCTTCGCGGCTGGTTTTACAACCGTCGAAGTCGCCTTCCTGGCACCGAAATTAAGGGATTCGGCCAAAGTCGTGTAAACGATCTTCGCCTCACGAACCGATTTCGTAAGGTCGAAGGATTCGATAACTTTGATCTTCTGCTCCTTCGTCAAGTTCGACGCCTTAAACAGGCGATTCGTATAGAGCAACTTGGCGTTTAGGAGATTTACTTCATTGATGCGGGACCGCAAAAACTCTACAGCCTTGCGGTATTCTGATAGTTCCGCCTTCAAATTCTTATTTTCCTTGAGGAAGTCGGGCTTCTTGTCGTCCTTGTCCTCCTCGGTCTCTTCTGCCTCATCATCCTCGCACTCGCTATCGTCTTCCGATAGGAGTTCGTCGAGATCGATTTCCGTTTCATCGGCAGCTTCCTTGGTGATCGAACCCGCTTGCGGGTCATCGTATCCCTGTGTGGTTGCTGGATCAGTCGGAACTTCGTTGGTGGCATCATCTGTTGATTCGCCAGCCACCGAGCTTACTTCGGATTCGAGTTCCTTGAGAATTTCATCGAGCGACTGCTCACTGATTTCGTCATCGTTTTCTTCGAGGACTTTTCCGGTCTGATCCTTATCAGCCTTACCAGGTCCAGCGGAGAGTTCCTTGGATGCGCCTTGCGGATCATCACTGATGGAAGCGACGTCACGTTTGACGGTCTTCTTGCCACTGGTCTTTTCCTTCGGATCGCCGGCGGTGACATTCTTATCAGCTTTACCAGGTCCAGAAGAGAGTTCCTTGGATGCGCCTTGCGGGTCATCCGTCTTTACACCGGTCGTCGTCTTCTTGTAATTGGAATCGTCGGCTTCGGTCAGTTCATCGGTCTGATCAACGGGATCAGGATGACCAGCGCCCAAGCTGAGTTCTTCGATTTCATCTTCATTGTCGCCATCGGCAGGAGTCTCGGTCGGTTCAGCTTCAGGAGTGAAACCAGCTTCAGTATCGGTTTCTCCGCCGATACCATCGATTGGTAGATCAGCTTCAGGAGCCTGCTCGCCCTCAGGGGCCGGTGTTTCGATAGGTGCCTCATCGGCAACTGGAGCAGCGTCAGCAACCGGAACTTCGTCGGTCACGTCTTCGTCTTCTCCTTCGACTTCTTGCTGCAACTTGGTTGCCAGCATTGACTGAAGCTTCGGAGCGAATGCTTCCTCAAGTGCGGCTTTTGCGTTTGCCAATGCAGTTGCCCTAACGGCTTTAGCATCGGCGATGGCTTGCTTTAATAGTTCAGATGACATATATAACTTTTCCTTTGTATTGGTTCTGAAACTATTAAAGTTCCAATGAGGTGCGAATATATCGGATCAAATAATGATCCATTTTTACATAAATAGTGATAATTTGATTGATTTCTCAAAAAATCGAAAATAAGATAATAGTTATACGCCAAGGACGTACATGAGCAAGCATATGAAATCGAAAAAATGTAAAATGTGTGGTACTGAGTTTTATAGTGAAAATGCAAAAAAAATGTTTTGCTCCAATGATTGTGTATCCGCGCATAAATCGTCGCCGGAATATAAAGCCAATCTTGTTGCAAAACAGAAAGCAACATTTCTAAAAAAGTATGGCGTGGATAATCCAGCCAAGTCAGATATCGTGAAGAAAAAGACGGCCGATACTGTACTGAAAAGGTATGGCGCAATATCACCCACACTAAATCCAACGGTTCGGAAAAAGCAAATTGATACATGCCGGGAACGATACGGTGCGGACACGCCCCTCCAAAGCGAGTCCGTATTGCATACAATACATGAATCTATTCTGAAAAATTTAGGAGTTGATACACCATTCGCATCGGCTGAAATACAATACCGCGCGAATAATACAAAGTTGCAACGGTATGACGATGCATTCTATAACAACGACGATAAACGAAAACGTACGTGTATGGAAAAATATGGAGTTGATAATCCATCCACGCTGGAATCTGTGAAGGCTGTGGCGAGAGCAACATGCCAAAAAAAGTATGGTGCCAGTAGTTCGATTGGAAATCCGACCATTAAAGCAAAAGCTATCGATACTATTCGGAAAAATTATGGTGTGGATAACCCAATGCAATCGGCTGAAATCCGCGACCGTGTTATACAAACTAATCGTGATCGTTATGGGGTAGATTACGCAATACAATCGGAATCGTCGCAACTAAAGCGAATGCAAACATGCAGAGAAACGTATTACAATGAACTGCAATCAAGGTTTTCGGACATTGTGGAGTTGCAGTTTTCCAAAGAAGAGTACTCGGGCGGAATAGATTGGTCCAAAAAATATCCATTTAAGTGCGTGAAATGCAATACATGCTTCGATGATACTGTAGTTAGTAGTCATATACCCAGATGCCCCAAATGCTATCCACTGCACGCCGGAACATCCAAAATCGAAGGCCAACTACACGACTTGATTAAACAACTATACACCGGGCCAATAATTCATCGCGATAAATCGGTAATTGGGAAATTGGAAGTCGATTTTTATCTGCCCGAAAGGAACTTGGCAATCGAACTGGATGGATTGTATTGGCATTCCGAGATTTCCGGTAAAAAGAACAAGCGATACCATATAAATAAAACCGAAAAATGCGAAGTTGCCGGTGTTCATCTTATTCACATTTTCGAGGACGAGTTCATATCGAAACGTCAGATCGTCGAACGAAAGCTTGCGCACTTACTTGGAAATGATGCATCGGAAAAAATATACGCCAGAAAATGTACGATCTCGGAAATATCAGCCATCGAATCCAACGGCTTTTTAACCCGATACCACATGCAGGGAAAAGATAAAAGCTCCGTTCGGTTTGGCGCATATTTTAATGGAGAACTTGTATCCGTTATGACGTTTGGGCCCCGGCGGCGAGCATTGGGGTTTCATAAATCCGGCCAAAATCAATACGAAATGTATCGTTTTTGCGTCAAGGGAAATGTTGTCGGAATATTGGGAAAACTTCTCAACGCGTTCGTCCTAAAATACAATCCAACTAATATAATTACGTATGCCGATCGACGATATAGCTCGATACTAAAACTGGGATATGAGACGGTTGGATTTAAGGTCGTCAAAACAACAGAACCAAACTACTGGTACACAAAAGACTACACCAATCGAGAATATAGATACAAGTATCGAAAATCGGAAATAAAAAAACTGCTGCCAATATTTGATGCGAATTCCACGGAGTGGCAGAATATGAAAAATAACGGATTTGACCGTATTTGGGATTGCGGAAGTGTTAGGTTGGAATGGACCAATAGTGTTGCGGCATAAAAAAGGCCGAGTCAATGACTCGGCCGATAAAATGCAACGGATAATTATCCGATCAACTGATTAGTTCTTTGGATTGGACTGATCCGATGTTGTATTTTCAGGCGGCAGATCCTTTATATTAAAATATCTCTGGAGCACATTTCCGGCGTCCTCAAAAATAGCTTCCATTCGCTGCTGAATGATTGTTCCTTCACGTGCCAATTTCGCGAACTCCCCGGAATGTCGTTTGAGTTCTTTGATGTTGCGGCCGACGGTGTTCTTATCGAACCAGTCTTCGGTCTCGTTCATCGTGAATCGGTCAGCTGCGTCGGCAATGTTTCCCAATGTCTCGGCGATTTCCATCAAATTATGCTGACGACGGAGATGATTGCCGTATTCGTTGTATCGTCCGATCATTTCGAGGGCGGCCCTTTTTTCTTCAGTTGTCCATTCCTTCTGCTTGGACATTTGTCCGAAGCCTTCGATCAATGCTTTGAGTTTGAGTGGTGTAGCCATAAAATGTTTTATCCTTCGGTTGGTTCTTGTTTACCCGATGCGGACAGACTCTTGACGGAATCAAGGAACTCTACCATTCCGGGAATGTTCTTGTAGGGGATCATATCATCCGAGAAAATCTGATAGTCTTCGGGATTAGTAATCTTGAGTTTATTGACGAACTCACTAGCGAGAGCATCCATGGTGTTCGTCTGAAATGCGTGATTAACCAGTTTGCCCAGTAGAAAACTTACACCGGAAGGTGAATTCAGCTTTACATACGCATTTTGCTCAATGTCTTGCTCGGCCTGATCCTTCTCAGCCTTGGCTTTTTCGAGTTCAGCCTTGGCCTTCTCAGCATCTTCTTTTGCGGAAGCGGCATCTTCAGCGTCTGCATCATTCGGAGCTTTATCTTCACTGGCCGGTACCTCATCTTCAGGTGTAGCCGTGGCCTTGGGTGCGCCCTTTATTGGAGTGGATTGAGTTTCAGGTTTTGGTTTCGCCGATTCAGGAGCGGCACCATTGGCTGGAAGATCGTCGTTGGTATCCTCGGGTTTCTCGTCAGTCTCGGGCGTAGCTTCACGAACCTTATGCTTACGAGATTCGCTTACGACGCCCCAGTTAAGATTGCTGCGGCCTTGATCGGCGTGTCCGCCAATCTCTTTGAGGATTTGCTGTAAAATAGGATTTGGAGTCGCCATGATGTGTATAAATATAACGGTTACTTGGAAAAGTCGTTCTCTTTGAGAACCTCTTGCACAATAGATCGGATGATTTCTTTTAGTTTCGACGCCTTCTCTTCCGTCATTCCCAATGTCTCGGATGTACCTTCGCCCACTTTGGTAAAATGCTTGATCTTTTCACGTGGAACGGACGCCTTGATTTTCGCAGCGCCGGTTCCCGGCGTTGGATTGCCGAGAGCTGCACGAAACAACCGAGCCTGTTTTTCACTTTGTGCTGGCATAAAGTTTATCAGCGAATTTCCGTAAGGATGTCCCGCATGATGGTCTCAATCTGAAGATACTTATCAAGAGATTTGCGATCAGCGACGATCGGCTGATTAGCGCCCTCCTTTATGATACCTTCGGTCATGTTCATGTAAGCCCCACGTGTAGATGGACTGGACACGAGATCGAAGCAAAGAAGCTCGAAGTCATCCTGCACTTCGACGGTATTCTCGTTGATCGGTAGAACTGAACCCAGTCCTCGGCTTGAGATTCCGAGTCGAACGTTGTTCTTGATGAGCTCTCGGGCAATGTTGCCGTTTGGTGTAGTCAAAATCTCAATAGTTCCAACAAGATCGTTTCCGTTCCAGGAAATCTCACAAACGTTATGTGATACGTTTTTGAGATTGATCTGGGAAGAGTCGGGATGATCCAGTTCCCCGAGCGCACGTCGTTCCTTGATGACTTCCTCGTATTTCTTAGCCTCACGTTGCAATACGGTCATTGGATATATACGACCGTTAAAGTTCTTCTGCCCAGCACGTTGTAATATACCACGCAGCCGAAGTGGCATGTTTGGATTAGCTGAACGCGCTTCGGTGAGAACCTGCGGCGTGATCTCGAACGGAATGTAATCAACTAGGAGTTGTTTGCTCATTTGGATGAAAGTGTGTTCGGGCCGCCTGCAGCGATGCCCATATTTTGCGGCGCGGCCATTCCAGTTACCATACGTGGGCCGCCGGGAGATGCCGATCCCTTACCGGATACCGGCGGCTCGGATTTTTGATTTCCGGGTTGGTTTGCGGCCGGCGTACTTACCGACGTATCACCAATGACCTTGATCTTAAAAGCTGTATTGACGTAGTAGTCCTTTCCATTCATGTCTTTTAGGATGATGTAGTATTCATCTTTGAGATATGAGATGGAAACCGCCTTCACATCGATCACGTAGTCCTGCTCAGCCTGCCCCATTGCGCCCTTGGACGCACGTACAGCGACCTTTTTCTTACCAACGTTCTTGATCAATGTAGCCTCAAGCTGCTTTTTCGCGGCTTCGGTCTGCTTATCTATGGTTCGCTCGAAGTTTTGGAAGTCGGCGAGGACATCATAAAACTTTGCGGCCGGTTTCGGAGCCGGTTGAGTTCCGCCTATTGGCGCATCTTCTTTGAGGATTTGACTGACGATTTTGCGTAGATCCATATATTACTTTCTTAGACGATTTACTCGACGGGCAATCTCCTTGAGACGTTGATGAATCTTGGATACATCAACAGCGGTTCTCTTCCAAAGCTGATCGTTGGAAGTGCCTGACTCCGTTTTCAGTCTCTCGCAGAGACCGACCAAAAATTCCACCTCACGAAGCATTGAGTGTGCTTCCTTGATGCCATATGATACCTTCGCGTGAGTCTTCATCACGTCACTATCCCGGTAGTTGAGATATCGGCCACGAGCTTCGCCGAGAGATCGACGAACGAGTAGTTCTTCCTCGGGCTTGTCATCGGATTCATCACTTTCACCGACGACTTTTCCACCGGGCATCGAACGGGCTGCAATTTTCTTCTTGCGAGACGCATCACCCGATCCGCCTTGGAAAGCGTTAGGTGTCTGATAACCAGCAACGGCACCCGTTCCAGTCATCTCATCGAGGACTTCATCAATTATCTCACGAAGAATTGTATTGAGTTTGTTGCGGCGTGATTCATTCACGGGTGAACGAAGTTTGGTTACCGTAATTTCATGTGAATAAAAATCACCTAGGCCGCCTGAATCCAATTGCAAATGAACGTTTCCATTGGACAAAAATACCTGTGTTCCGTCATCACATGTAATTTTGTTTTCCGAAACACCAACCATATCCAAAAAAGCTTGCATCGACTGAATATTGTCCAATTCTTCGTCGGTGTGAAAGTAATACGATTTCTCTCCGCTTTGAAATAATTCATCGGGATTGTCCGGAACGAATGTGTATGAATTGTTTATCATTTCAGATTCTTAAGCTCCTTTATGAGTTCGTACGCCAACATGAGAGCCATGATCTGATTCTCTTTGACCAACGTTCCCTTGGAAATATTGCTTATCTGCGTAATTGTCTCCTCAAGCTTGATGCGGACAACGTCATTATCAGATACCTTTGACTTGAGTTCCATCAATTGTTGTTTGACAATCGGTATTTCCTGTCCGATGTATTGACGGAGTGAATTTGTATTGCTGATGTTGTTGATAAACTCACGGATCAGCACTTTCTGTTTATCATCTAGGCCAGCATACTTCTCATTAAATGAGTCCACCAGTAGTTTGTATGCCAACAATCGTACTTCCTCGTTCTGTTGTTGATACACCGCGATCAAATCACGTTTCTCATCCTCGGAAATAAGTCGAGTTGGCGTAGCGGCTGACGCCATATGCTCAACAATACAACTACGAGCCTTAAATAAATCACGAGGATCGCATGCAACATCATTTACCGATTCTTCGAAAATCTTATACACCGACGCTAGAAGTTTGTAATTAGGAATGTTGCCTTTCAGAAAGTCGTCAATTGGATACCGATCCTTGATTTCCTTGATCAGCTCGTATTTCTGCTGATTAAGCAATTTCTCCGATAGTTTTCGGCGAGTACGAATTACCGACTCGACCAATCTATCCGCGGATGAGTTGTCCTTGACCTTCTCTTCGACCACGATTCGATATAGTCGATTTTCCCGTCCCAACTCCGTCGATTCGGAGAAGTATTTTCGGAGGATATGATTCGCTTTGGAGTCATCTGACCCGTTTAGAATATCGGCTGTTACCTGACGAACTAATAGTTCGAACAAAATGCCGGTATTGCGATACTTGGAGTGGCTCAATTTCTTCATCGATGATTATAAATATGTTGATGAGGTGGAAAAGATGTAAATTATTGACGAGTCTCGTCATCACTTAAAACGTTTGACTCATCCAACATTGACTTGGATTCCGTGATGACGTTCTTTCCATTTTTCATCTGAATCCGTGCAGCGAGTGTCTTTTTGATACTTTTAAGGTCTTCTTCCATTGCCCGTGGTGAAATCAGTTTCCGCTCATTCACCCGTAGTGGATTTGCCAACTTGTTGGTTCGAATTGGTCGGTCACGTTCCTTGCGGTGGATTTCCTTGGTTCCAAGAGGATCTTCGCCAAAAGGATAATCGTCGGAGTCTTTCAGACCCGTTTGATCACGTTCCTTGTCTTCCTCGACTACACTGCCAGTAGTAGATGCATCGATTTCCTTTAGATCGGGGAGATCGGGAAGGTCTTCACCCGGTCCGGTGCTCGGCGATTCATCCGATACGGAAGTATCCGATTCACCTCCGATGCCGCTTAGCTCGCCGTCAGCGCCCGCGGATTGTTTGCTTGTTTTGGGATCATTGCCTTCCTTCTCAATCTGATCGAGTCTCCAGGCGTCCTTACCGTCGGATATGACTTCTTTTCTAATCGATTCGGCATCATCATCCGACAATTTCCAAAGATTACTATAAAGCCATTTCTTGCTAAAGCATTTCGACTCCATCATATCGTTTGCAAGATTGATCTTGTCTTGCCAAATCTGGATTTTCTCCTGCTCGAAAACGGTGGAAGGGTTGCTCAAGCTCAACTCGAAATCAACCAATGACGCGTCTTTATATCCCTGAACATACAAATGAACGATTGCAATCTTCGTGAGTTCCGACACGATAATTCGCTGCATGCGGCCAATTGTTCGAGCAAATCGAACATCTTCAGCTGCCAATGTAGCTTTTCCGGAATTATGAACAAATACTCCAGCGGATGTCGCGAAGTTGTGATATGTTTTTACCGTAAGATCGCACGTGTCACGTCGATTATTGAGAAACTCAACTCGTGCAACTTTGTGATTTTTTGGATTGGAAAATTGTTCCGCAAAGTCGTCTATTGACGAATAACCGGTTTGATAAATCAACTTATGTACATATTTTCGATTGCACCCAAATGTTTCTGCCACATCGGCTGTTTGATATTTTCCGATCTTATTGCAGTGGATTACGATTTGATCGATGGTTGGAAGATCGAACAAAAAGCCCCTAGCAATTCTCGCCGACTTCCACAACTTATCTCCTTTTTTATACTTCTTATTGTCATCGGTCAATTTTTGTCGCCTGTTCGGTGAAGATACCATCCAACCGTTCTTGCACGCTATTGACAACTCTTCGGTAGTCATCGTGTATTGAGCTAGATTTCCTTTGAGACGATCAATTTCGAATGGGTGAGTCGCAATGAACCGTTTCCGCTCAGCCGATTTCTTGTCACGAAACTCTTGAGTTTTTTTATACGCATTACATTCCGGCGAACATATCGTTTCGTAAGCGTGGTCGGCGTGAAGTTTCCAATGTGCCGACCGATCCATTCGATGGAGATTGTCCGGACGGTTGTTCTTCCGGTTAAAATCTGCATGGTGGATTACGTCATTTCTGCTACGCTTACCGTTGATTTGTTCATCAATTACACGATGCGTCCATTCCCACGAATTGGAACCTGGATTATACACTTTCTCATATCCAGACTTACCATACATCACTTCATCCTTGGTGTAGATTGGCATCAACGATTGGCCCGATTTTAGGTTTTGTGCCTCAACCCACGAACCATCGCGAGCCATGAAGTTGTGATCAGGAGTGCAATCAATATATTCACCGTTATCCAAATAAACACGTACAAGTTGAGCGTTCTTACGCGTCCATTGCGCCGATTCTACTTCTCCAGCGACAACATTATTAGTTGATGGATCAATGGAATAGACATAATTTTTCTTTCCGAGTTTATGATCATTGATTAGTTGTAAGATAGTCTTATGAGTACCATCCAACATGCGAATCTTGGTTTCGGGAACCAAACACAAGCCCTCCTCATAGCCTAAAAATGCTTTCGGAATCTTTAGCGCGGCCATCATCTTGTTGCGAAGGTATTCGATGTCCTCGGTTCCGGTGAACTCCATTCCGGGAAGTGTATCGATGCTAGTTCCACTGTCTCCACCACGAACGGGAAGAAAGAAATCTTCCGTCATATTGTTGAGGTTAAATCGGAGATTATAATCACCGGTTTTCTCGTCGATGTACGGAACTTTTTTGAGTTTCGTCATCATCTTTTCCATGAAGCCATCAATCTCACTCGGCGGAATGTTACCTACATCAACCTTAAAAATACGTTTTTCGGGAGCTCGCATGATGCGGTGGATTAACATGGCGTCCTCCATCAGGCTCAACTGCTTCCAAATACGTCGGGCTGGTTCGATCATCGAGTTGTGAACAATTATACCATTCGCAATAAAATTTGAGTTTTCAGACTCGACTTGTATATCAAACGTTTCAGCGTCCTCTCTACACTCAATACTCTTGATCGGCTCCAGAAAAAATTCATCGGATTGCAGAAAGTTATACTTATCCATCTGAGTCTTTAGATTGCCATCCAAATAATAATAAATCGAGTGAGATTCGGTTCGATTGCACTCGATTCCGCAAATTTCAACGATATCATTGAAAATTTTGGAATGCGGAATCGACGATTTAATATTGCTGAGTTGAACCAATCGTTTAATATCGTAAATCAAATCTTTGTTGCAAAGTTCGATTGCATAATGCTTGGCCCACGCATCGGTAAACTCCCAACCATCGGCATTGTAGAAACCATCTATAAATGACAATCTGATAGATTCTTCACTCTCAAACACCCACTGCGGAATTCTTTTTGTTCTAGCATTTTCACCGAACCCTAGATTTTTCAAAATTTCATAAAATCGTTTTGTATATACGGTAGCAGATCGAGATTTTCCAGTTTTTGAACCAACATGTGTGATGACGGCTTTCTTACCCGAATACTTTTCCAGCAGATTGATATATCGGTTATTTTGGGCTTCATCGGTTCCGAGGGCAAAACAGATACGGCAACCAGTATTATACTTTTTAACCCAACCATCTCCCAACATAAATCCAAAAAAGTTGGCAAACTCTTCATCGACGTATTCCGGAATATTATCCGACGATGGGACGAACGAACGTGAAGTAGTATCCGCACTCACATTTTTGTCGATATTAGTCTCTCGATTTTTCTTGTTTTTGTTGGACGAAATCAATACTAAATCGCCGACCTTGACATCTTCCGCCACTTTATACTCCATCTTTTTTGACGTTGGGTTAAACGTCAAAATTGGATGATTTTTACTACTATCAATGAAATTATGTTGAGTTCTAATTCGCAAAATTTCTTTGATACCCGACGACACGCGTCTAACTACCGACGTCAATTCCATTTTTCGAGTATTTGGATTGAACGACCAAACCGCATCTCCCGATTTGATATTCTTTATTTGGACTGACCCAAACTCAGTATCCACATATGTATCTCCAGCCAAGCATTTACCGTATGGCAAAAAATTACTATCTGACAATAGACGGAAATGCGCAATCTCGAAATTTTCATACTCCTGCCCGCCGCCGAGGCCATCGTGCTGATACTTTACATAGTTGAGATTATTGGGATCGGAACCCTCGATGCGGGTAAGTTCATACGCGGAGATCGGATGAACCATATAGACGCCGTATTCGGGTGAAATTTCCAACCGCAAGAATGCATCGCCATATTTTGATAGATTTCGAACCCACGAGCCAAGATTAAACTCAATGTTCAGAACGTCATAAAAGAGATTCTCCAATATCTTCTTGATCTGTTCATTTTCCGATTTGATGGCGAGAATATAACCAAACTCATTCGGAACCAGGCACTCATCAGCGTAGATGTCCAATGCCGACGCGATAATCGGGTCCATATCCATGACATCATAGTCACGAAACAACTCCAATCGAGCAGCGGCATACGCCATTGACATGTCTCGATTGTGGAGATTATAGGTTGAGCTATGAAGTCGGTTGTAACGGTCCCGGAGGCTGTTCTTGTCAGTCGCGTGCTGAATTTCATCGGTATCGATGACTTTCAGAGATTTGCCGCCCACATTTCGGACGATGGCTTCGGTAGAAAATAGCCGCTTGAGTTTCTCAAAGAGTGTTTGATCGGACATATGTGTATATATACGGAACCGATGTATAAATATCGAACCAATACTATTTTCAGCGAAGGAGCCACTGCAAGTCCTCGGAGATGTTATTTCCGAGATTCATTTTCCAAGGATCGGCGTTAATACCGTATGGATTTGATCGCCCCGCTGAAAGGATTGGCATTTGATTGCACTTTTCCTGAGCGGATGATGCTCCCATCTTTGATAATATAGTTTTTGTCAATGAGTCGTTCTCCGTTCGAAGACGAAGAGCGGTGTCACGTATCCACGCGCCAATTCCCATTGCCATGACCAAATCGTCATTGTAACCGGACATTGCCTCCGCCTTGACGGTCGTTCCAGTATTTTTCCAGATGAACACCATTAACTCGCTGAGGAGTCGCTCGGAGTGCATGATCAGTAGTTTCTCTCGAATATAGCTTTCCAACTTCGAAATGATCAACGGCCGCGACTTCATCGTTGTGGTGAAACCAGGAACCAACTTCTTGTCTTGCGCGTTCAGCTTATTAGTCGTCTGCTGTTCAGCATCAACATACAGCAAGTCCATGTGGCTATAGAAAAGATTCGGATACGCAATGTCAATCAGCTCCTGCAAAACAGCCCATCCCATGTTGTTGTTTTCGACAACGATCAGTCCCATGTTATATTCGGTTCCGATAGCTGCCGCCAGACGTCCATATTCTTTGGTCGGAAGGTGACCCTTGTATTCTGCCACCTGTTCCAATGTCTCGATGTCGATTATTTGCAACGCTGAGAAGTCCGTGGAATCTCCGCGGCCGACATCGGCGGATAATAGGTAAGATCGGCCAGCCTCTGGATATTTCCATATCCAGAATCCATGATCGATACCACGCTTCTCAACAGGTTCTCGGATCATGTCCGTATTCTTGGAATACCACTCCAGCAACTGAATATCGACGACCGTGTTACCGGACGTGGCGAATTCGCAGTCACATTCCTGCGCTGCTCCCTTCGGTCCCAACAACTTCGTTTGCTCGTCTCGCCAGACTTGATCTCGTTCCGGGTGTAAATGCCACGGAAGGTTGATCATGTTAAAGTCGTTCTGACCGTCCAACGCTTCCTTCCACTTCTGATGGAAGAAATTTCCGACGCCGTTTGGTGTCGACAGGATGATCGCTTTACCACCAGTCGATAGTGTGTTTTGCGCGGACAGCCAAATCTCCGCCACACCGTCTATAAAAGCCGCCTCGTCAATGATAAGGAGGGACAATGCGGATGAACGACCAGACGTTCCAGCAGACGATACTGCTTTGATTTGCGAGCCATTTGCCAGCCGAAGTGACAACTGATTGTCGGTCACTTCCTTGACCTTGAGCCAGGATGGCAGATTGTCATTAGCGAAACGGACCTTTGTAACGATAGCTTTGGACGTTTCCTGTGTGATGGAGAGACACATGATCTCCTTGTCCTCGTGGAAAATCATCAGCCACAACGCGTAAGCCGCGACGAGAGTGGTGATACCCATCTGGCGGGACTTCAGAACAATGTTCTTACGGTGCTTGCCGAAATCGGCCACTGCTCTATCTTGGAACGGATACGTTAGAAACGGAATGGTTCCACGAATAGGATGCTGAATCTTTACATACTTCCGCATGAAGTACACCGGATCTTTGGCACATTTACCGTACTCTATACGTGCGATTTGTCGAAAGTCTTGAGTTCGATTTTCCACGGATCAACTTTTTAAGGCTTTGGAAATTTCACATTCCGTCTGCTTCAGTGCAACCTCTACCTCGCGAAGTGTCTTCAGGCATGTCACAAAGTCTTTCTTCAGACCGGCGAGCAACTCGCCACGTGCTTCGTTTTCCCACCGCTCGACGAACCCATTGGAATTCACATAGGTTAGTTCCTTGTGTTCTTTGGTATAGTCATATGCTTCACGGAGTTTTGACCGAATGTCCAGCAAATAGGTTCGCTGGTTACTCAACACCTTTCGTTGTTCGTATAGTTTGTATTGGCCTTTGATTCGCAGAGCCGTCTCTTCCTTGACCAAACAATCGAAGCACTTTCCCGTCTTGTTAAAAAACTTGCGATCATGCCGTGAGCCCCATCTGATTTCGCATCCACAATCCGAACAACGGTCGTCGAACTCCGCGCGAACGATGTCGATAACTTTGGTGACGCGAACAGGACCATTCTCCTTTTGTTCCCACTCACGGCCGCGT